ACGATAAGGTAAAACTAACAAACGCCATCCAGTTGGTTTAGGAAGCCTTTCTAGAGAGGATTCCTCCAATTTAGTAGGGTCCAGTATTTTTTCGTCTCTCTTTATATATGCCTGTTCTAAAGAGACTACACCTTCACTTACTTTATCCAGATCTTCTTTGGATGCTTGTGCCATCAATCCGCCTTCTCTAGGAGTTGTCTTAATTCCTGTCCTATATAATCTAAAGACTCCAAAGATCCAACCAATTGTTTGTATTCTTCCAAACTTTTTACAGAGCCTCCTGTGAGCATATCTGTTATTCTGTTTCGTCTCTCTTGGATTATTTTCAATAAATGTTCCGCTAAAAGTACGCCGTCCATAATACTTATCAGGCTCCTACCTTTGTCATGGCTTTTTTGTGAGCTTGTGAAAAAGCTTCCCCCTTACGCATAAGTCGCTTCATGTAAGCCATATGCTTATCTGAATGATGCTCGGAGTGTTTTTTCAAGGTGTTTTTTTGGCGTGTGGATAGCTTCACTTACTCACACCTTTGTACTTTTCAAAACTTCTAAGACCTCCCAACCCAAGCATCCCCAAAAGAACAGGCATCATCATACTTAAATCTACTTGGGGAAGTTGAACAAGATCACCGGTCTGGGCCATCACAAACATAGCCATAGGCTGCACTAAATACGTGTAGAATAAAGCAAGGCCACAGGTCCATCCTACAAAGGGTCGCCATCCAGCAACCAGAAGAGACCTGTGACTTGCTTCCTGTTTGTTAACCTCTAGCTGGGCTATATCAATCCTAGCAAGATGTTCTGTTAATTTTGACTCTATCTCTCTTTGTGCCCGTTCTTTTTCCTCTTTATTGGGAAAGAACCTATCTAGAACGTCCCCCACTACTGGAATAAGACTCGGTAAAAGAGCAGCAATCGGCATTATTTGGAACTCCCGTTAATCATGTCACGAAGCTTATTTGTATATGCCCACAACGCACTGATTTGCTTCTCCTGCATATCCGTTTGGGCTCTAAGCTTAGTTGTTTCTACAAAGGTGTTTCTTGAGATAATATCATCCACATCCTTACGAAGTTCCTTAACACTGGAAGAAAGTTTTACAGCAACTACTACCAGAGCCAATAGACCCATGACTTGCTGCCAGTAGTCCTTTATTAACCAAACTTCTGCTTCCATAAAGACCCATCACTTACGACTTTTCGTGTATTACTACGGCCACAGCGGCTACAAGCAGACCTGCCCATACCCAATGAACATTGGCTGTAATTGCCCCCATACCTACAGCACCGACACTAATCGCTGCATAGGTAGAAGGCTCTGATAACCTTCCGGTTACCCAGTGAATTAATCCTTGCATGTTGACCTCCTGTCTAACAATACGTATAGCTACCATCCCGAATAGCGGCACCCATACCTTTTTTCTTACCTTTTGATACCATAACAGTAGATGTAGAAGGCGTGTCAACAGACTTAGGTCCATTGTAGGGAACTGTCCCTTGACCTTCAATAACTAGTCCTTTGGCAACTTTGCCTATAGGGTTACCTTTTTTTATCACAGCCATGAGCTTGCTCCTATGGGTTTCTCTGTTTCATAATCTCGCGCTCCTTAGCTGCGTCAATACGGGCTTGCGCGATATCCTCTGTGGATTTAATACGGGCCTCTCCAAGAGCCGCATTTGTACTTGCTTTCTGTCCATCAAGTTGCAATCTAGCTTGATCTACGGCATTCTCATTAGCGTCTCTCTGAGCCTTAAGTTGCAGATCCTGTTCCTTTAATGCAACTAATGGGTCAGGTTGCCCTTGCCCACTGATCTGCATACTCATGGCTTTTACCTCCTGCAAGCCTTGTGCAATAAGTTCTGCAACCATTGATTCCATTTCAAGAGCTTGTTCCATACTCGGAGCTTCCTGCATTTGTGCCATTTGGGCCGCTACTTGCTCCTTAGCTCTTAAAGCAACATGCTCCATGACATGCTTCTGAAGGGATGTAGCTACTTGTGGCATTTGCATTACCATACCAGTAGATCCAAACACAAGATGAGACATAATATGAGCGTTATGGTTTTGTCCTTGAAAAGCTGTTAATTGAATCATATCCAAAGCCTCTGAATTTTCCTGTGCGGGATCTTTTGGCTCTGGCTCTCCCTGATCCGTAGGTTTAAGTATAGTATCAACGTCCCGTACTCCAATCGCCTTGTACATTCTTCTATAAGCTTCGTACAGGTTATGTAACTCCGGAGCTGATTGAGCAAGCTGAAGCTCTGTCTGAGCCAACGTCACACGTTGGGCCATGGAAAAAATGTTAGGATCGGAGACAGGTACAACGTCAATCCTGTCATCAAAATCCTGTGCCTTAACTTCTCGGGAAGCCCCTACAACATTGTAAGGATATTCCGGGGGGAGTGATTCACCGAATACTCGGGCAAGGAGAAAGAACTCATCCTTTTGTGCATAGTGCAACCGCTTATGTATAGCAGACATTACCTTTGCGCCCTGCTCAAGCATTGCAATGGTTGTGCCTACAGCCGCTTGTTGGTTGCCGTCACCTACCTGTAAGTTGGATACTGCTGCGAATCGCTGACCAGCTTCTACACAAAAGCTCATCAAATTGAATAATGTTTGATCTGCACCTTTGTAAGGAAGCATCATCAACGCATCTCGAATAGCTCCTCCAGGTGCGTCTACGTCCCGGAATTCTCCCGGCGACAGCGGCTCATCATCATTCCGTATACGGAGGCCCCTCGCTTTGAACCCAGCAGGGAGGTTGGACAGGGTTCCAGCGTCTATGAGCTGACGGAGCGCGGCTGTCGCCGTTCGACTCAGTCCACCAATCATGTGGATGAGACCAAGCCCATAAAACCCGAATCCGGGGAGAAATTTGAAGTGTACAAAATACTGTATCTTCTTTTTTCTCTCATCATCAGGATTCCAGTTTCTACGAATACTTAATACCTGACCATTGTTCTCGGAAACCGTAACTATGTACGGCAACTTAATTCCTGTGGGCTCTCCGCCGTCACCTGTGTCCTCGTATCCGGCTATGTCCAGATCAACATGACACTCCAAAAGCGTTACTGTGTTGTCCAGAATACTTGCCTCAACCCCGCCTATCTCATCCATCTCTTTCCGTATTTCGGAATCACTCAGGGATTGGGAAGGAGAAACCTCTATGTCTCGGTAAAATTCTCCAACCTGCTTTTTACGAAGCTCATTCTCACTAATCTGAATTACATGCGTTACGTTTTCTGCTGTCTCCAGATCCGTAGCGGTATATGGAACTACAAGCTGCTCTGCTGGAACAAACTTGCTTACAGCTCGTCCAAGAAAATCGTCGTAGTACACTTTTTTGAAGGTAGATCCGGATAGCGGGAGATAGAACAACATCTGGTCGAATTCAGGCGTGTACTCTTTCATCACACACATTAGTTCGTAATTCATAAAATGACGAACACGTTCCGACTGCTGTTCTACTTCAGGAGTTATTTCTCCTATTATCTCTGTCCTAACCGGACCTCCGGAAGGAAGCAATTCGCTAAATGCCTGTGCCTGAAACTGGGTGACAGCTTCTGCAAGTAAAGGATGTGTTACTCCTGTAGCGCCACGAAATGGTTCCGCTCTCTCTTCATATTTAAAGCCGAGAAGTTCAAGACCATTTGTGTACGTTTCTTCCCAGTCCTTGCGGCCATTTTTGTTATTCTCATACGCATCCATAATCTCGGTAGAAATTTTCCCAAGATCACGGTCCTCCATATCTTCTGCAAGGTTGTCGTAGAAATCTCCGGCACCTTCCCTTTTACTGCGAGGATCAAAGTCAATGACCACTCCGCCGTCGTCTTCCATCTCTATGTTGAGACCCGGCGCTTCAATAACCGTAGTATCCTCTACAGTAATATCGGCCCCCGGACCATCTTCTAGTTCAGGGTAGGGAAGGCCCTCTTTTCTCTCTACTAAAGAGGCCGTACTAAGATTGCTTCTGGGTAACGTTCTTTCTGCCATCTTTTACCTCAATACTGCTCCCCAAAAGGTCCTGCCGGGTTACCACCACCCCTATTAAACAAAGGTGCTATATCCATGGTGCTTCCGTATACAGCTCCCGTGCCAGCGCCTTGAATAGCCTCTTCAGCAGATCGAACATCGCTATCGCTAATCCGTCCTGAGCCACCAAGCTGACTCATATAGGCCTCATACCTTTCCCGAATAAAACTACTTTGAGAGTTACGTAAAGCAGCTTGCACTTCTGGCCTTGCCAAGAATTCGTACAACTGTTGAGGCGATATTTGCTCTGGAGAATCCTCTATGGCAATAAATTGTTGCTCTATTGCGTTAGGCATCATAGCCCCGCTAGGACCTGTCGGCTGATACCCTTCTGGATACTCTCCGTGTAGCTCAAAATAGTGCTGGGCAACACCGCTATCTACCCCAGCTCCTCCCGGATTTAATTCTTGGAACACCATCTCGCCAAAGGACACAGGGTTAGGAATCCTGTCTGCCTCTGTACCTGTCATTCCCCCCGTAGTTGGTGGAATGTTGTACGCATCCCTTGCGAACTCTCTGTCGTACTCAGTTGCTCCAATCGCGTCTTGCAAGAACTCCTGAAAATTTCTAAGCCTTGGCTGCGGGTCTGTTCCCGCCCCGTACATTGTGCTATCGCCTTCTACAAGGTTTCCATTGGCATACTTTTTAGGAACCATGCCTCCTCCATAATAGCCTAACGGCCTAAATCCAATTCCGGGCATCTTTGCCTCCTATGTATTTCCCAATAGTTGTTCTATACCTATTGGGTTATATGTCGGTTGATCCCTTAAAGAAAGATACTCATCGGAAACAGTATCAAAGTACTTGCTAAGTTCTTCTAACTGCGCCGCTCGAAACTCTTCTTCAAGTTTTTTTAGTCTACGTTCCTGTTCAAGCCTGTCTTCGTCTTCCAAGCCTCTTACCCGTTCAAACGTGGGAAGCGTCTTCCACTGGTCGGTAAAGGTTTCTTCTCCAAGATATGGTTGTGCAGAAAAATCGTGTGCGGCAAGATCCGAAATCTCTGGTATCTTTAAGCCCCTTTGAACATAGCTTTGTGCCGCAAGATACATGCTTGTCTTGTCCCTAAGAGCGGGAGTCTGTTTTGCTAGCATCTCAGCAATAAAGCTTTGAATAACACTCAAGGGAGACCTTGAAAGAAAAGACATAATCGGGGCATCTCCAAAGAAGTCTGACACCTTACCTACGTTATTGCTTATCCAGCTGCCAAGGTCCGAAGTTTGTCTGGCGACCCAGCTATCTTTAGCAGCCTTTTCTGTTCTTGATAACCATGAACCACTATCAAACCCTAATTGCTCCGATATTGTTTCATAGGGTTTAAAATACTTTTCCAGACCATACATGGTGGGGTTTTTTCTTGCTGCTTCGTTTATGTACCTGTTAATCATATTTTCAATCGACAGGTTAGGAACTTCAATCGGGTTAAAGTCACTGGTCAGAATAGGCTTTCCGTCCTCAGTTGTGATAACTGTACGATCTTCTTTCAGTAGCTCTGTCGGGAGCCACGGATTGTCTATGTTCCTACTAAGATCAAAGTTCTTATCCAGGTCGAACTTATTTATCAGTTTTGCCAAATCCTTGGTTCGTTCTTGCAGCTTCAAATTGAGCAAATGAGGTTCCAGCTCATCGTACTTATATTTGTCATCAAACTTTTGCTTAGCTAACTGTTTATCGAAATCAAAATCTAGATTATCTAAAACAACGTCAAATTCCTTAAAATCAAACACAGGGGGAGTGTCCGCAGAAACATCACCCTTTTCACCTTTTTGGCTTGTATCTGCAAACTGAAAAGCAGGGGACGTACCTGCGTCACCACTT